AAAAAATCAATGATGAAATTTACAAATCAAAGAACACTTATAATCATAAGGCTCTTTAATCTGCTTTTCAGCATCAAGATTTCATTCGTTATACGATTCATTAAAGACTTTAATGAACTAAGGACTAAAAGTGGTATCAAATATGCCATTAATTATATGAAAGTCGCAAGACTTCATGTAACAAGGTATATTTGTGGAAAACCACTTAAGTCCAATAGTTCATTAGTGTCTCTAACAAAAGATTACTTTCCAAAACGTTTCTTGTATCTTAAAGATTATGTTGATAATCCCAGAAATCATAAAGATTTAAGGGCTATATTAACACTTTTCTATTATACAAGAAGCGTTATTCCCACAAAAGAGGAATCTAAGAAACTAAAACCAGATTTTAGTACAATAACTAAAATGAATACGAAGAAATTTTATACAATTCCTTCTTGATTCATTAAAGATTTTGTATCAAAGAATGGATTAGAATCTAAGATTCCCGAGTATAGTAATGAATTACACTATATAAGTAGTAAATCATCACCATACGGAAAGGCCACTCTTAACAGTACTTATGGATTATTTTCCATGAGTAATGTTCATCACAACATATTAAATTATTGAATTAATTTAATAGGTGAAGAGAGATATATGAAAATGTTTGGAAATCTGATCAAAGATCTTTGAGCAGATAACCGGCTATTCTCATATAAATCTGAGAGCGGTCATTGTGGGAAACTTTCAATTATAAATGATGCTGAGTTAAAACTTAGGGTTATAGCCATGGTAGACTATAATTCCCAGGTTTTATTAAGACCAATCCATGACAATCTTCTTAATTTATTAAGAAAATTCCCATCGGATAGGACTTACACTCAGGATCCATTCAATAATTGAAAGAAGGATAGTAATCACTTTCATTCCCTTGATCTTAGTGCCGCAACTGACAGATTTCCAATACATCTTCAGGAGAAGCTTATATCTTATCTTTACAAAGATAAGTTATTCGCTGAATCTTGAAGGAATATATTGGTTAAACGTAGTTACGGTTACCAAGATAAATCTTATCGTTATAGTGTTGGGCAACCTATGGGAGCTTACTCCTCATGGGCTGCATTCACTGTAACTCACCACTTAGTCGTTCATTGGGCTGCATATCTTTGCGGATATACAGACTTTAAAGATTATATATTACTTGGAGACGATATTGTGATAAAACACAATAAAATCGCTAAGAAATATAAATCTATTATGAATAGACTAGGTGTTGACATCTCAGAAGCAAAATCACATGTATCAAAAGATACTTATGAATTTGCCAAGAGGTGGATAAGAAAGGGAACTGAGATCAGCCCATTACCATTAAGAGGAATCCTTAACAATATATCTAACCCACAGGTTGTTTTACAACAACTTATGAGTTATATACATCGTTCAAGGATGGACATTAATGGTAATGCATTGGAACTAATTGGTGAACTTTATAACAAGATAAAGTTTAATAAAAGATTTTGAACAAAATCTTCTATTAATCAATATTGTTATAAGTTCTACTACTCGTACAGATATTCTGTCGGATTAGCATCAAATGAAGAGATGAGAGTCTTCTTCATGAGATACCTACCCGAACACATACCTGTGCCGAGAAGTGATCTAATTCCCGGTTTTATCCGGGAGATCCTGATTGGTTCCTTGTCCTTTGAAGTGGAGAAGTTATCAACTTCGGCATCTCAAACTTTTAAAAAGTTTATTTCTTATTATAAAAATAAGAAATTAGGTGAGATTTCGATGTTGAGAAATCATCCCTTCACTCATGCACTGTATCATCTATTAAATCGGAAATACAAAATTCTTCAGAATTCTGAAAAATTAAGTAATACTGATCTAATTGATAATATAGTACACATGAGAATAGAGGAGGTTGATAAGTTAGTTGAAGAGTTTAGAGATCCATATGTGAAAGTAGCAAAACTTGATAAGTTATGAGACAAATCAAGAAATAGTCTTAAAAAGATTAATCTTGAGTTTGAATCACACTGATCAAGGGCACCTCAATTAGAGGGTGCTACTCCATATGTGGATCATAACTACTTCAAATCTAAGATATCTGGTCCTCTATCAGAACTAGACATCCTTAGATACGGAAAGTATATCGATCCTAATGCACCAATGCAGTACTGGTAAAAACCAATACCACAAGCGTAACGACCTTGTGGCCGGTGCTGTTCTTGTTGCATTTTGATCTTGATCTGGAGATTTTATATATAGGGTTACGATTAGCCCATAGTATATAAAATCTAGCAGATTAAATCCTCGTATCCATGATGAATGGATAGGTACTACGAAAAGTACCCGGCCTTCTCAAGAGTTATG